CTCTTGGGAAGATTACAAGTTCCAAATGTTCAGGGAGACGTAACCAATCCACTAACACCGGGAGACCTAGGTACAGTAGAGCAGAGAGCCAAGAAATTGCAGGATAACTTCTATCAAGGCTTCTTAGAAATTCCAGACGATATGTACGACGCTCTAAAGGATTCTTGGGACGAATGGGCGCAGATAGTAGAAGACTCAGGTCAGGTATTCTTCAAGACAGTATCGGAGATTGACCCTCAATTCTTCCAACAGGCGATGCAGCAGCTCATAGAAGAAAACAAGCTAGAGTCTCAGCGGCAGAATCCCTTCGGAATTCAACAGCTAGACATTACTTCACAGCAGGGAGCAGGGCTACAGGGAAGCATTGACTACTTCTCACAGTACTTGGCTCAGAATTTCCCACAATACGAACAGAAGCCAGAGGACGTAGGTGTAATCTTTAGTGATTACGTAACTGATGTTCTACACGGCGATAACTTGGCTATCAAACTAGCCTTGGAAAAGATTGTTGATTTGAACCAGAAACAGCTTGACGGTATGTACAACATTCCGGAAGGAGCTACATTCTGGGTTCCACTAACAGCGGCTTACTACAGACCACAGAACAATGGAGGAGAAGGCGGACTTCCACCCGTCGATGCTCAGGCTGTGGAAGGAAATACTTCCGCTACAGAACTAAATACTCAGGCTTTGAGAGATGCCACAGATAAATGGCTAAATGCAGACCCTTATCTATACGACAGAGACAAGGCTAGAGGACAGGCTACAGGCACAGAGGGCAATCTATCCAGAGGTCAGGAAGCGGATGCTGTAAGACTACAAGCTCAGGCTGACCGCTACAACACGGACAGAGGAAGAATTGCAGATGCGGCTAGATACACAGGATTAGCCTCTCTTTACGGAAATAAGTCAGAAGAAGGAAATGCAGGAGGGGGGTATAGACCACCTGCCTACGGCGGAACTTATAATCCCTCAAGACCAGAAATGGGAGAGGGAAGTATTGGTACTATCTTTGAGAGAGCTATCAACAACTTGATGGCGGGTCTAAGAAGCTTGTTTGCAGGTTCAACTCCAGGTCAGTATCCTGGATATGGGTCTGCTGGTGGAAGAAGCAGAGATGCGGCTACAACTTCTTATCAAGGAGTAACTACACAAGCTGCCGCTCAACAAGTAAATCCCCAGGTTTCAGCAAGACTTGAAATTCAGATGGACAACACTACTCAGCTAATTGTTGATGGTAGAGTGCTAGCCGCTGTGATGTCTCCATACATGGCTCAGGAAATGATAAGATTGGAAGCAACACAAGGGACGATTACAAAAAGATATGTCATCTGAGAATAAATATGAATAAAATAAATAACGCCAACCATTTGTCTTGCATATATGAAATTAGAAACCTAGTAAATAATAAGATTTACATAGGTTCTACTAATAATTTAATGTACAGACAAAACTACCATCTAAGCCATCTTAGAAGCAATACTCACTACAATCCCCTTCTTCAAGGGGCGTGGAATAAGTATGGTGAGGATAATTTTCAAATTGATGTATTAATGATAGTAGACGACCAGAGATGGTTGTTTGTAGCAGAACAAGCTTTTCTCGATGAATGGAAACCAGAATATAACATATCCAAAAATGCACAAGTTCCTACTAAGAGGGGGGACACTCTTTCTAAAGAACATATAGAAAAAATAAGGTCAGCTAACGTAGGATATAAACATTCTCAAGGTGCTAAAGATAAAATGTCTATTGCTAAAGCTAAAGTTCATAAAGGTTTAATTTCCCCCGACGGGGATATTTATAAGGATATATTCAATATGGCTAAGTTTTGTAGAGAACACGAACTTCAAAAGCCTAATATTTTAGCCTTACAAAAAGGATTAGTAAGACAGCATAAAGGCTGGACTCTTCTAAAGGATGGTGTATAATGGCATGGACTTTAGGCGGACAACGCATATACGTACAAGAAGACGGCTCTGAGGGTTCTCAAATAATCCCCAGACTACAGCCGCTAGACGGAGAAACAGTTCTTCAATTCTTTGGATATGAGTCTCAAATTAGAACTTTGAGTGCCATAGTTGTAGGAAATACTAAAAGAGATGCCCTTCTGGGATACAGAAAGACTTCCACAACTAGGTCTTTAGTATCTCCAGAAGGTACTGTAGGTAACTTCTATGTGAAGAAGGTGGCGTTTAAACGGCTACCCATTATTTGTCAAACCATTGACACGTCTTTACCGGAAGAAGCTCCCGTATACATGATGGATTTTGAACTATATCCAGTGAGTGACTAACTATGGCTAGTATCCTTTATGCAACTTGTAGCAACACATCTAACATAGAATCAGTACAGTATTCAGACAGCCACGTAGCTCCAACTTCGATGGCTGTCGTTACTGCTTTAAGTACTTCTCTGAACATTGGAGACTCTGCTACGGTCTATATAGGATACGTGGGGGATAATTTTAAAGCTATTACCGGCTATGTAAAGAACATAGAAGTAAAGGAACCAGAAAGAAAGTATATTATAACTATAGCAAATGTGATGATAAGAGCCATTGATTTCTTCATCGCTGCTTCTAACCCCGAAGAACCATTCTCTAGACAGAACATAACGGCGGAAGACTTGATACAGGATGTACTAGAGTTATCAGGGTTGGACGACTTTGATATGGAATCTACATCATTTACCTTCGCTATCAACAACCCCGTAGAGGTAAATCTAACAGCAGCCTACGACTACGCAAAGTTTTTGGCTAACATTATTGCTTACACACTTTATGCAGATAACGACGGTACAGTTCACCTTATCAACAGAAGACCCTATCCAGTAGGAGCAGAAGCGGCAGACTACACCTTTGACAGTACGTCAGAAGTATTGAACCTAACCTATGAAAAATCAGACCACGATTTGAGAAACAAGGTTATCGTATACGGTACGGGGGATATTCACGAAGAAGCCTCAGCTAGCTCTCCTTATCTTCCAGCCGGTTTCTACAGAACGGTAGTGGTAGCCGCACCGGGAGTTATTGATTCAAGCTCTATGGCGGAGCAAGCGGCAGAGTATAACTTGGAAATTCTAAACAGACTAACTCAAAAGGTGGAGCTAGTTTTGATAGGCACTACTGGAATAGAGCCAAGAACTATAGCCATGATAGATTTAGACAGGGCTGATATAGACGGAAAATGGTATGTGTATTCAGTAGAACACATGTGGAGTAAGGCAGGTTATCTAACAACACTTGAATTGAGGAAATAATGGACGTATTAGTAAAGCACAGTGGGACGAACATTTCGGGAGATGTGCTGAGCTACGAAAGGTCACATAACATTTGTACAGGAATTGGTATGCTTACTTTGGAAGTAGAGCGCACCATTAACAGGACGTTTGACCCTTGGGATAGCATAGATATTCACGAAAACGGGGACTTCAAAGTAAGATACTACGTATCGGCAGTAAGAGACAATGTTCCAGAAGGAAAGATAGTCATAGATTGTCAGGACTTATCAAAAAAGCTGGTAGACTTCTTTATTCCAGAGTCCTACGTTATTGACTACCCAAGCTATACAAAGACCTGGATTATTACCTTCCTCGACATGGCTGGGGTTGATTACGAGTTCACAGGAGGAGCGGCAACAAGTAGCGGTAATCTTCTCTCTAACATGACCCAGCTAGGGCTACAGCCAGCCTATGAGCAAATCCTTCTACTGTTACAGCTAAGCGGCTGGTACATGTACTTCGATGCCGCTGGCAAATGCGTTATCGGTACTTTACAGACCAACCTAGCTGACAACACAAATAGCGTAGGAAAAGACGACATTCTCTCCATCTCTAAAGTTTCTGACGATAAGATGTTGAGAAATCGTGCATTGGTGCTTGGAGCATTTGATATGTTCTCCATGACCTACGCTGCTGCCGATGTTACTGTCCACACTCGCTGGAACTACGATAGAAATGATGTTAGAGCTATGGTTGTTGCGAATAGCAATATTCCCAACAGAGGCTCTGCTTACAGCATCGCTAACATGCTTCTAAAGGAATTTGCTAGAATTACCGAGGTAAAGACCCTGGAGCTACACGGAGCCAGGGATTTCAATCTTGGAGATGCTTGTAGGGTATACAGCAACGTCTGGAAGGGGAAAGGTCTAATCACTACCTTCGGCGTTAGAATGAGCAAGGAAGGTCTAGTTACTGACGTAATACTGGACGAGAGATGTCCCAGACTGTTTGGTTTCTTCGACTTCGGAGACTACGTTTACGTAGGTACTTACGGAGATGGGGTTTGGAGAAAGCATTTAAAGTTTGACCCCACTTGGTATAACTTCTCTGACGGCTTGGATGAACTAAGAATCACCGACCTTCATATCAACAACGGAGTATTTACCTCCGTAGGTGCCAGCGGTCAGATGTTCCACGCCTACGGGGAAGACGACGTTTGGCACAAGATTACTCTGTCAGGACTACCAAGCTCTGAATCTAGTGCAGTATCCAGCGGATTGGTAAATTACATTACCTACTCTGGAATTATGGCTAGAGCTACAATCATAGACAGATACACGAATACCATTAAGTATGGAGTGGATACTTGGTCTGGTCTAAACATGGGAGACTACTTCCTAAGCCTTTCAGGGTGGATGGGGGTAACTACCTTCTCGGGCATTATTTCTTCCGGATTGACTATCCCTACTGGTAATACCAGAGGATGGATTTTGGAATATGACCCATTAACAGGACTCCTACTCGGAGGTCTGGGAAGCGGCATCTATCCTATCAGCTACTCAGGTAATTACGATATACAGGTAATAGACCTAGAGAACGACGGGAAAAATGACTACGTATCTGTGAAGGACGGTAGTGGGTATGAGATGGGGGAACTTGGCTACTCTCTAGGCGTATACGATACTGCTCCTTTATTTGACACCTACGATACTAGAGCTTTAACTATAGAGCCTTCTTTCATCCCTCCAGAAGAGAGATTTGTAGGAAGTGGCCCGACTGTTAGAGACCAGCAATCTATGATGTTCGTAGATAACGGAGTTAGCGGGGAGAGGGTTCAAGTAACTATTGACAAAAGCAACGTTATCCACAGACGCTTGTACGAGATAGACGAGTTTGGTGACGCTTTTAGTACCGAGATTACAAAGAACATTGCCGGTGGAGGTAGTAACACAGCTTGTATTTACTACGTTAACAGTTCTGTGTACAGGGTAGTCACCTACAC